TGCCGTAAAAAGATAAAATAAAAGACGATAATTTTGTATATTTGCAGTTTTTTATTGCAGAACAACTAGGTTACACATTTAAAGAGTTAAGAGAAAAAATGTCTATCCAAGAACTATACGGATGGAACGCTTACTTTACAATTAAGGCAGAACGGGAAGAGGAAGCCTACGAAAAAGCAAAAAGACAAGCTCAAGTTCGTAAAGTACGCTAAACTTCTAATATCCGTGTATTCTGCAAAAATCAGTGGCATCTGAGTATAGCGTAAATATAAAATTAAATACTGCTCAAGTAAAAAGAGATTTAAAAACAATAGGCGATGGAATAGGAAACTTAAATAAAAAACAGGGAAGAGGATCTAAGGCAGCTTTATCTGACGCAGAACAAGCATTAAAAGTAAAAATTACCCAACTTGGTTTTGACAATAAGATTTTAAAAATACAAAACACACTTGGGGTATTAACGAGTAAAGATGTTAATCAAAAAAAAGTGATGAATCACTTAAATGATGCTCAGTTGAAGTCAAACACGAAACAATTTAGTTTAGCTAAACAAAGTATTTTATTAGCACAGAAAGAAATTCAAAAGCAAAAAGAAACTTTACTCATTAATAAAAGTATAGAAGATTCTATAAAAAAGCAAAACTTACTGAGGGGGAGACCAACAGGATTTAGTGCTGCACAATACGGACCACAACTAAAAGGCTTTGGTGAGATGCAAGGCCCAAGACTTCCCCCTATAACATCAAGTGCTCTTAACTTCGATAGAACTACAGGAAGGCTATTACAAGGGCCAGCAGGATCTAGTAGAAATACTAGACAAAATTTGTTAAGAAGATTTGGCCCAACTAGGGGTTTTGATTTTGGCAGTGCAGCGATAAGTGGTGGTTTTCCTCTACTATTCGGGCAAGGTCCATTAGGTGCTTTAGCTGGTGGTCTTGGCGGTGGTATCGGTGGAATGTTCGGCCAGATGGGTGGTTTTGCAGGAGGTATTGCAGCTACAGCAATACTTCAACAAGTACAGAATATTATAGGTTCTATGTCGAACTTAGGGCAAGCATTTAACCTATTAACTCCTGATATCGATGGACTTACAGCAGCTTTAGGAGCAAATGGAACAGAAAGAGAAAAACAGATACAGCTTATTAAAAAGACAGAAGGAACTCAAGCAGCACTGGCAGCCGTAACTGCTCAAATGAACGATCAAATAGGAGAAAAAGGAGTCAAGAATCTCAAAGAATTTGGAGAAACTACGAGACTGATTGGAAATGCGTTCTCGTTGTTAGGAACTAAAATGTTAGCAGCTTTAGCACCTGTGATAAATTTACTTGCTACTCCCCTAACGGCAGAGGCAACAAGAGCCGAAACAAACAGACTTGCGAATGTCGGAGGAGCAAACACCGATGAAGAATTGCAAACTTTACAAACAAGATTAAATAATGTCGGAAGAGGTAGATCTGCTAACAAACAACGTGACAGAATACGAGCACAAATAGAGGCTAGAAAAGAAGAGCTTGCAATAATCGGAAAAGGTATAGAAAGACAAAAAACTATAAATCTGGTTGAAGACTCAAGACTAAATAAAATAAGACAACAAAATGCTTTATTACAGGCAAAAATTAATGGTAATCATGAGGAGGTTTTACTAGCACAACAAGTTAACGAAATAGCAAAAGGAATGTTAGAAGATGGATTAACAGACCAAGACATAGATCGTAAAAAAATTGAAAACTTATTAGTACAGAATAATTTAATGGAAAAGCAAGCACAGCAAGCAGAGAAAGTAAAACAGCAATTTGCATCATTAGGTCAATCACTTGCCACAGATGTTGCCGATGGTTTGCAAGGTATTATCCGTGGAACCTCTACGCTAAACGATATGCTCAATAATGTACTAAATAAATTGATTGATGCTGCATTTAATATGGCTTTCTTTGGGAATCCAGGCGGACAAATGGGTGGTGGAGGAGGATTATTTGGTTCGATATTTGGTGGATTAGGTTCAATATTTGGTGGAAAGAAAGGTCCATTTGGAGGAGCACCTTTAGGGCCATTAGGAAATCCTTTAAGTCAACATACTGATTTAACAGTAGGAGTAAGAGCAGGAGGAGGTTCAGTAAAAGGAGGAAGTGGTTATCTTGTTGGAGAGCGTGGACCAGAAATGTTTACCCCAGGTGTATCTGGAATGATTACACCAAATCATGCACTTGGCGGTTCAACTACAGTAATAGTTAATGTAGATGCTACAGGATCTAGCGTAGAAGGAGATGAGGAACAAGGAAGGCAACTTGGTCGTCTTATCTCGGCTGCGGTACAATCTGAAATAATACAACAAAAACGACCTGGAGGAATACTTGCATAATGGCTACTTTTCCGAACATTACTCCAACTTACGGTCAGCGTAAAAGATCTAGACCAAAAACTCGTATTATTCGTTTTGCGGATGGATATGAACATAGGCTTTTATTTGGTTTAGCTCAACATCAAAACCCAAAAGAATTTAGTTTTACCTTTGAAGTATCAGAAACAGATGCGGATACTATAGAAACTTTTTTGGATGCTAGAGCTAACGATAGTGATAGCTTTACTTTTACTCCACCAGGTGAAAGTTCTTCTTCTGAATTTGTTTGCGAAGATTGGAGTAAATCAATACCTTATAACAATAGAGCTACAATTCAAGCTACATTCAGAGAAGTATTTGAACCAGCATCATAATGACAGTAAATTCTAAGATATTCAGCAGTCTGCAAGACATTAATCCATCAGCAATTATTGAGCTATTTACGCTCCAGCTATCTACAGCATTACACGGTTCAAATACAATTTATAGATTTCATGCTGGCAGCAGTTTAAATGCTAATGGCAAAATAGTCTGGGCTGGAAACGAATACCTTAGGTTTCCAATACAAGCAACGGGTTTTGCTTTTCAAAAAGGACAATTACCAAGACCAAAGCTAGTTGTTAGTAATGGTGGTAATCAAGGTAGTTCACTTGCAAATTTAAGTTTTTCAGCAATTCTTTTAACAGTTAATGAAACTACAGTAGGAAATGATCTTACAGGAGCCGTAGTCACAAGAATAAGAACATTAGCCAAATTTATTGATGCTGTTAACTTTGCTGATGGAACAAACGCAACTGCTGATCCTAGTGCAGAATTTCCACAGGAAATTTATTCTATAGATCGTAAAGCATCAGAAAATAGAGAACTTGTAGAATTTGAACTTGCTGCTCCAACAGATTTAGCTGGAGTTCGGATTCCAGGTCGTCAATGCACTCGCTCAGTTTTTCCAGCCGTAGGTACTTTTGCAGGATGACTTGGAAATATAAAGCGTTACTTCATGCCCAACGTGAAGACCCAAGAGAATGTTGTGGGTTGTTACTTAACATAAAAGGCAAAGAAAGATACTATCCTTGTCGCAATCTGTCGATGACAGATCATCAGTGCTTCATAATTGATCCAGAAGATTATGTAAAAGCTGATAATGCAGGAGAAATTGTAGGTGTAGTTCATAGTCATCCGATAACACCTCCTGCTCCAAGTCAAGCCGACAAAATAAGTTGCGAGAAAAGTAATCTTCCCTGGTATATTGTTAATCCAAAGACAGAACAATGGGCTTATTTAGAACCTTGTGGCTATAAAGCACCTCTTCTGGGTCGTCAATGGGTATGGGGCATAACTGACTGTTGGAGTTTAGTTAGAGATTGGTATAAACAAGAAAAAAATATAGAATTAAGAGATTGGGAAAGACCAATAACATTAGAAGATTTTTTAAAAGATCCTATGTTTGAAAGATGTGCTTGGAGGACAGGTTTTAGAGAACTAAGACCAGAAGAACCTTTAGAAGATGGAGATTTATTATTTATGAGTATTTTAAATCCAGGTCTAAATCATGTGGCATTATTTTTCAAAGGAGATGTAATTCATCATTTAACCGATAGACTGTCTTGTAGAGAACCATACTCTGAATGGTTGCTAAAATGCACAGGAAAGAGGTTACGTTATGCTTCGTAAAGTGAAATTGTATGGCGAACTAGCTAAATTTGTAGGCCATAAAGAATTTGAAGTAGAAGTCAACACGGTAGGTAAAGCAGTAAGCTTTTTAGTCCATAATTTTCCAGGTATAGAAGCGTATATGAATCCAAAATATTATCAAGTAAAAGTAGGTAAATACGATATTGATAAAGATGAATTAGGTTATCCTATAGGTAAAGAAGATATACATTTTATACCTGTTATTTCTGGTAGAGGAGATCTTGGAAAAGTAGTATTAGGTGCTGTTTTAATAGGTATTGCGGTAGCATCAGGTGGAACAGGTTTAGCTTTAGGTGCAGGAGGTTTTGGTTTTACTGGAGGAACTTTAGCAGCTATTGGTGGAAACATAGGTATCGCTCTCGTATTATCAGGTGTTAGTGGTATGTTATTTCCATTACCAGAACCCCAGAAATTTAGCTCGGAAGAAGATCCACAGTTATCTTTTAGTTTTAGCGGAGTTCAAAATACATCAAGAGCAGGAACTCCCGTTCCAATAGTGTATGGTGAAATATTTACAGGAAGTGTTGTAATAAGTGCAGCAGTAGACAATAATCAGGTGGATGTATGACAGACGAAATTAAAATTATTAGAGGTTCTAAAGGACCAAGCCAACCACCTCCCCCTTACCGTGCTCCTGATACTTTACATAGTAGAAGTTTTGCTACTGTTCAAGATTTAATATCTGAAGGTGAAATAGAAGGTTTTGCTAGTGCATCTAAAGCGGGGCTTACTAAAGGTACAACAGCCTATGATAACGCAAGTAAGAAAGATATTTTTCTTGATGATACTCCTATACTTCAAGAGACTGCTTCTAACAGTAGTCCTGCTGATACTGACTTTAATTTTAAAGATATAAATTTTAAATCTAGATTTGGAACATCTAGTCAAACAGCCTTAAGTGGTATTCCTGCTGAAACCAGATCACCCACAGGTGTTGGGGTTGTTGTAACTACTTCTGCTCCAGTGACTAGACAGATTACAAATACCGATGTTGATGCTGTAATTGTTACTCTAACTTGGCCTCAAATACAAATTCTTCAAGATAATGGTGATATTGATGGAGATAAAGTAGAGTATAAAATACAAATTCAACATGACTCTGGTGGTTTTGTAGATAAAGTTGGAGGCACAGCAGGAACGGCTCAAGTTCTTGGTAGAACTGCTGATGCTTACGCTAGAGATCACAGAATAGAACTAACAAGTGGATTTACAACGGTAGACATAAGAGTTGTTCGAGTAACAGCAGATAGTACATCTTCTACAACAATAAATGCTTTTCAGTTTACAAGTTTTCAAGAAGTTATAGATACAGCCTTAACTTACCCTAATAGTGCTTACACTGCTTTACGTTTTGACAGTAAGCAATTTAATCGTATTCCTTCAAGAAAATACCGTATTAGAGGAATAAAAGTAAGAATCCCAGGAGCAGGAGCATCTAGCTCTGGCACTCCGACTGTTGATTTACAAACTGGAAGAATTGTCTATCCAGACGGCTACATATTTAACGGAGTCATGGGTGCTGCTGTTTATACAAATTGCCCTGCGATGTGTTTACTTGATTTACTTACAAACACTAGATATGGACTAGGTAATCACATAGTTGACAGCAACATAGATTTATTTAGTTTTGTTGCTGCCAGTAAATATGCAAATGAAGAAGTAGATGATGGAACGGGATCAGGTGCGAAAGAAGCAAGATTTAGTTGTAACGTAAATATTCAGAGTTCTAGAGAAGCATTTGCAGCCATAAATGAACTAGCTGGTGTTATGAGATGTATGCCTATATGGTCTGCTGGAGGCATAACTTTATCTCAGGATAAACCAACAACAGCAAGCTATTTATTTAATTTAGCCAATGTAGGCGAGGCAGGTTTTAGCTACTCAGGAAGCAGTTTAAAAACAAGACACAGTGTCATTTCTGTAAGTTACTTCAATATGGATTCAAAAGAAGTAGATTTTGAAGTTATTGAAGATGCAACAGCAATAAGTAAATTTGGAACAATAGTAAAAACCATAAAAGCATTTGCCTGTACTTCCCGTAATCAAGCAGCTAGGCTAGGAAGAGCAGTGCTTTTTGCTGAACAAAATGAATCTGAAACTATAAGTTTTACAACTTCAATAGATTCTGGAATTATTGTAAGACCTGGTTCTGTTATCGAAGTCAACGATCCAGTAAGGGCAGGGGCTAGAAGAGGTGGTCGTGTGGTATCCGCAACAACTACTTCTATAACTATTGATGCTGCCACACAAACAAGTTTTTCACCTGATCCAATCAGTAATCCAACTATAAGTGTAGTTTTATCCGATGGAACAGTTGAAGTAGGTGTTATATCCTCTATAGCAGATGCAACTATTACTGTTAATAGCGTTACGAAACCAGATGGAACCACTGCATCGCAGTTTTCTTCAGCACCATCAGCAAACTCTCCCTATCTTATATCAAGCACTACATTACAAACTCAACTATTTAGAGTTGTTCAGGTAGAAGAACAAGATGATGTTAAGTATGGAATTACAGCTTTATCTTATGTTGAAGGTAAATACGCATTTATTGAGGATGGAACTCCCTTACCTACAAGAACAATATCACTATTAAATAAACCAGCAGATCCCCCAAGTAATTTAACAGTTACAGAAGTCACAGTTCCTATAAATAATATTGCCAGAAGTAAATTAATTGTAGATTGGCAACCCGTAGTAGGGGTTACTCAATATCTTGTTAATTACAAAGTCGAAAATGGTAATTATGTTTCTCAGGTTGTATTTAGTAGTGATTTTGAATTATTAGACACTGTTAAAGGTACTTATACATTCCAAGTTTTTTCATACAATGCAGCATTAGAAATATCTGCAAATTCAACTGATACTACTTTTACTGCTCAAGGTAAAACCGCTTTACCAGAAGATGTTTCTGGCTTAACTATTGAACCTATAAACGAACAATTTGTAAGGCTCAGATTTACACAGGCAACTGCTATAGATGTTCTACATGGTGGCCGAGTTTATGTAAGGCATACAAATCAAACTGGAGGTGGTGCTTCATTTCAAGCTGCTCAAGATGTCATTGAAGCTGTTGCTGGTAATGCCACAGAAGTTATAGCTCCTGCACTAGCTGGAACGTACCTTCTTAAGTTTCAAGATGATGGTGGTAGATTTAGTGCTAATGCAGCCAGTGTAAATCTTTCTCTTGTTGACATCTTAGATTCTATTACTGTAAAAACCGATAGAGAAGATACTGACGGAACACCATACAACGGAACTAAATCAAATGTTGTTTATGATTCATCTCTTGGTGGATTGAAGTTAACAGACCCAACGGCAAATGCTACTGGTACTTATGATTTTGTGGATACCCTTGATCTTGGTGGTACATTCTCACTTGTCTTAAAAAGACATTTTCAAGGAGTTGGGTTTTATGCTGGAGATGAATTTGATAACAGAACAGAACTTATTGATACATGGACAGATTTTGATGGCACGGTTGCTCAAGACGTGAACGCAAAAATAGCGGTGAGAACTACAACAGATGATCCTAGTAGTTCACCTACTTATGGTTCTTTCAATGACTTTGCAAATGGAGCATTTAAAGGTAGAGGGTTTCAATTTAGAATTACCTTAGATACAGCAGATACAGCACAAAATATGAATCTTCAACAAGCAGGATACACAGCTACTATGCCATCAAGAACTGAACAATCATCTGTTATTGCATCTGGAGCAGGAGCAAAAGCCGTTACATTTACAGCACCGTTTTTTGTTGGAACGTCTGCACTTGGCAACTTAAATAGTTTCCTACCAGCAGTTATTATTTCTCCACAAAACATGGCAACAGGAGATTATTTTGAAGTTAGCAGTATATCTGGAACTGGCTTTACAGTTCACTTTAAAAACTCAAGTAATGCTAGTATTGATAGGAACTTTACCTACAGTGCTGTTGGTTTCGGCAAAGGAGGGTAACATGGAGGAAAATAGTATTTAACTGTGGCTGACGTTACAAATTACACAATCGAAAATGCTTCTGGAGCCAACGTAAGAACTGATCTTAATAATGTTTTTGCTGCGATCCAATCAAGTAATTCTAAATCTTCTGATTTAGCTACAAGTCAATGTGTAGCTGGTATGCCTTTTTTAAATACCACTACAAATATTTTAAAAATACGCAATAGTTCTAATAACGGTTTTACTGAAATAGGAAATATAGATACAGCCAACTTAGGTTTATTGGCTGCTGCTGGCGGTACTATGACGGGTGCTTTACTTGGACATGATGGTTCCGATGCTGCTGCTCCAGCTTTTTCTTTCGATACAGATACAGACTTAGGTTTATTTAGAAAGTCCGCAAACGTGATGGGATTTTCCTCTTCTGGCACAGAACAAATGACATTTGATGCTAACGGCATCACATTAAATAATGAAAATGAAATCAGATTTAGTGAAGGCACATCTAACGGTACAAACTATATAACATTAAAAGCTCCTGCATCTGTAGCTTCAAACAGGACATTAACTCTTCCCGATGAGACAGGAACTTTATTAACTTCCGCTACGTCTGTAAACGCTACAAGTGTATCAGGTGTTCTATTTGCATTAGGCAGTACTTCTGTTTCTAGAGGAGATACAGTTACAGCTTTAGCTGGTATGCACCAAATTGCACCAGCAACAAATAACCAGTACAGCTTGGGTACAGATGCTTTAAGATGGTCAGACATTTTTACTAATGATTTAAACTTAAGCAATGAAGGAGGTAAAAATGATATTGACGGAACTTGGGGGTCATATAAAATTCAAGAAGGTGAACAAGATCTTTTTCTTATAAACAAAAGAAATGGCAAAAAGTACAAGTTTAACCTTACGGAGATAGAATAGAATTATGGCAATTATTCCTGGAAAAAAGAATTTTACTGTTGATAGAAGAGCAGACTTTCCAATAAGATTGACATTTAAAGATTCTACTGGATCGGCTATAAATTTAACTGGATACACTGTAGCTGCACAGGTTTATGACGAGTCACGATCCACAAAATATGCAGATTGGACAGTTGCTTATACAAATAGAGCAGGAGGAATAGTTGATATTTCGTTATCTGACACTGATACTGCAAATTTCACTCCCAGTATTTTATTTTATGACGTATTGTTAACAGAACCAGGGGGTAACAAAAACTATTATTTAGAGGGTAAACTATTTATAAGTGAAGGTTACACAGCATGAGTAGTCCTAATTCTGTAACTGTTAGTCAGGTTTCTGATGTAACTACAGTTGAACTTACAACTCAAGGTCCACAAGGTCCACAATTTACAACATCTGGTGCTACTTTAGATGACTCAAGCAAAGTAGATGGTTCAGTAGTGTTTTTCGACTCATCTAGTGGTACATTTAAAGCAGATGCTACAACTACCAAATTAACACTCGTAGACGGAGGTAATTTCTGATGGCTAATACAATTAGAATTAAAAGATCCACTGGATCGAGTAACCCAACCTCTCTTGAAAATGCTGAAATAGCTTTTAGAGAAGGCGATGAAGTTCTAATTATTGGTAAGGGCAGTGGGGGAGCAGGAGGATCCGCTACATCTATCGAACCTATTGGTGGTAAGGGAGCATTTTTTGATAAGGCAACAACTAGAACTGCAAATACTGTATTAGCTGGTCCAGGATCAGGAAGTGCTGCTGCACCTACATTTAGGTCACTTGTAGTAGCAGACGTACCAACGCTAACTTCAGCAAAAATATCTGATTTCGATACGCAAGTAAGAACTTCAAGATTGGATCAGATGACTGCTCCAAATACAAACGTATCTCTAAATTCTCATAAAATTACAAGTTTAGCTGCCCCTACTTCTGATTCTGATGCTGCAAACAAACAATATGTAGACAATGTTTCTCAAGGATTAGATGTAAAAGATTCTGTAAAAGCGACTACAACAGCAAATGGTACATTATCTTCTGCTTTTGCGAATGGTCAAACGATTGACGGTATTACATTAGCGACTAATGACAGAATACTTATCAAAAACCAAAGTAGCCAGACAGAAAATGGTATTTACACAGTAAATGCTTCTGGTGCTCCAACCAGAACTAATGATTTGGCTACTGGTTCTGATGCTGCTGGTGCATTTGTGTTTGTAGAGCAGGGAACAGTAAATGCTGAAAATGGTTTTGTTTGTACTTCTGACAAAGGATCTGCTGTTGTTGGAACGAATAACTTAACATTTGCACAGTTTTCTGGTGCTGGTCAGATAACGGCATCTGATGGTTTATCTAAATCTGGCAATACTTTATCTGTTGACCTGAAATCAAATGGTGGACTTGTTATTGAATCTGCTGAAATTGCTGTTGATCTTGCTGCTAGTTCTATAACAGGAACACTTGCTATTGGC